GGATGCAGCTTTACCTGTCCTCATTACCGCTATTGTGGGCGGAGTGGGTGTGGCGCCGCGAATGATTATTGAGTCTAAGCAAAAACTGCAGTTTAAGCGGCAATTTGAGCACTATTTAGACCCGAGACAGGTTCAGCGGCTTCAAAAAAACCCGGAACTACTAAAATTAGGTGGAGAAACGCGCTATTGCACGTTTTTGTTCACGGATTTAAGGGGCTTCACGTCTTTAAGTGAGCAAATAAGCCCTGCAGAGGTTACAAAAATTATGAACGCTACGCTGACCGTTCAAGTTGAGGAAGTCCAACGTGCTGGAGGCATGGTTGACAAGTTTATTGGCGATGCGGCAATGGCAATTTTTAATTGTCCCTTAGATTTAGAGGATCACGAAGACAGAGCGGTGGAGGCGGCAGTCCGGATACAAAAAAGGATTAAAGAGCTTAACGAAACGATGCCCGTAGAAGTGGCTATTGGCGTAGGCGTAAATTCAGGTAAAGCGGTGGTAGGTAATATGGGATCAGACACAAGATTTGACTTTACCGGGATCGGTGACTGCGTGAATACCGCAGCCAGATTGGAATCCGCCACGAAGGACGCCGGGGTTAATATCTTAATAGGCAAAGCTACCGCAGAAAAATGCAAATATGTGTTAAAGTCCTTACCAGACATTCATGTGAAGGGCAAACAAAAGCCCTTACAAATCTACACCTTGGATCAAACGGTTCAAGACTTAATGTAAAAAGAGAACAGGATGTACCAGTACAAGGCAAAAATTACTCGAATCATTGATGGCGATACTGTCGATTGCGACATAGACCTTGGTTTTAAGGTGATTTTAGCCAAGCAACGTATTCGACTCTATGGGATTGATACTCCTGAATCCCGTACTCGCGACAAGGTTGAGAAGAAATACGGCCTTCTGGCGAAGAAGTTCTTAGTGGATTTCATTGAAGCGGAGGATTACCAGATCACTCTTGAAACTGCCAAAGGCAGTGGCCGGGGCAAATTCGGGCGTATTTTAGGCAAAATTATCAATAAAGACGGCCAATGCGCCAATGACATTATGTGTCAGGAAGGTCATGCCGTGCCGTATCACGGACAATCCAAAGAAGATATTGCCAAAGAGCATCTCGCCAACAGGAAGATAGTAAATGAAAATCTCTGAAGAAGGACTGTCTCTCATTAAAAAATTTGAAGGTTGCGAGCTCAAGGCTTATCAAGACTCCGTAGACGTTTGGACTATTGGGTATGGTCACACAAAAGGTGTTGAGGACGGCCAAGAAATAACGCAAGAAGAAGCAGAGGAAATGCTTGCTTCAGAGCTTGACGAGTATGAAGGTTATATTAATGATTTGGTGGAGTGCGACTTAGAGCAGTGTCAGTTTGATGCTTTAGTAGCTTGGGTATATAACTTAGGCCCCACCAATTTAAGGTCTTCAACAATGTTGAAAAGGCTAAACAGTAACGATTTAGAGGACGTGCCTAACCAGATAAAACGCTGGAATAAGGCAGGTGGAAAGGTTTTGAACGGACTGGTTCGACGCAGAGAAGCGGAAGCTCTGCTGTTCGAGGGAAGTGATTGGAAAGAAGTTTGAGTTATAAGAGGTAGTAAGACTGTATCCGATCCTGTAAGATTCCGCACATGGATGAGATAGATGTTGCCCAGTATATCTTTGCGCTGATTAGAGAACGCCGAGCTTTAGTACGAGAGGTTTTAGAAAATAACGGCGTAAAGGATATGGAACAATATCGCGAACTTATGGGAGAGCTGAATGGGTTAAACCTCGTTCAGCGAGAACTCTCCGATATGCTAAAAAAACAGGAAAAATTAGATGACTGAACCTGCTAAGAAAGAAGAGCTTCTCGACACGCTGTATGTAGAAGCTGGTGAAAAGGTATTAGACCCCTCAAAGATTGACACCCCTGTATTAGAAAGACTGCCGTCTCCAACTGGATGGAGAATGTTAATTCTTCCTTATCGACCGCCGAAAGCCACTAAAAGCGGGATTTTATTCTCTGATAAGACCCTAGACGATACTCAAATACAAACCGTTGCTGGCTACGTTCTCAAAATGGGACCTTTGGCTTACGCGGATAAAGAGAAGTTTCCGAAGGGCGCTTGGTGTCAAGAAAAACAATGGATCGTATTTGCCAGATATGCTGGATCACGTTTTAAGATAGAGGGCGGAGAAGTACGCATCCTGAATGACGATGAAGTTTTGGCGACGATCAAAAACCCTGAAGACATACTACATAACTAGGGAGTACCAGAAGTATGGCTACTGCAGAAACACAGACTACCGAAAAAAGTAAAGAACCTGTTCCTCTCGATATCACTGAAAAAGAAGAGATAGTAGAGATCGGAGCTTCCGAAGAACCTGAAAAGGAGGGTGCTCCGGAAGAGGTTATTGAAGAAAGTGCGTCAGAAGAAGCGACTGAGCAGGAGCAGTACAGTAAATCTGTTCAAAAACGCATTAATCAGCTTACTAAGCGGGTTAAAGAAACCGAGCGAGAGCGCGAAGAAGCCGTGCGATTTGCTCAGACCGCAAAAGCGCAAGCCGATCAGGCTTCCGAAAAGCTAAAAAAATTAGATCAAAGCTACTTGTCGGAATACGGTGGACGTATTACGGCAGAGCAGACACAAGCCGAGGCTGAGTTAAAAAGGGCAGTGGAGACAGGAGACTCGCAGGCAACGGTTGATGCCCAACGAAAATTAACGCAATTAGCCGTAGCGGCTGACCGTTATGGGCAGGCCAAGCAGCAACAAGAGCAGCAGCAAGCAGCCTATGAGGCTCAAGCTCAGGCTCAGGCACAACAGCCGATACCACAGCAGCCTGTGCAGCAGCCTCCACAACCTGCGGACCCGAAGGCCGAAAAATGGGCAAATAAGAACTCTTGGTTTGGCGAAGACTACACTATGACTTTCGCCGCTTTCGGGATTCATAAAAAGCTGGTCGAAGAAGAAGGGTTTGACCCTCAGACAGATGACTATTATGATGAGCTGGACAAACGTATCAAGACTGAGTTTGCACATAAGTTTAAGGACGACACTAGCAGTAAGAAAACCGCTCAGACTGTGGCTAGTGTTTCGAAAGGAAGTAGGTCAGGGCGCAGAAAGGTAAAACTCACCCCAAGCCAGGTAACTATTGCCAAAAAATTGGGTGTGCCACTAGAAGAATACGCTAAATACGTGAAGGGGTAGCCGGAATGACCAAAGAAACTAAAGAATCAACGAATTCTGAAGAGGATTTGAAAGCCATTCAGCGCACGTCTCGCGCTAAATCAACTCGGAATGCTACGGAAAGGCGTAAACCGTGGCGACCACCGTCAATGTTAGATGCACCTCCTGCACCGGACGGTTTTAAGCATCGCTGGATACGCGCTGAAGTTAGAGGTTGGGAAGACAAACAAAATATTTCAGGGCGTTTGCGCGAAGGTTATGAACTTGTACGGAAGGATGAATATCCTGATTTTGAAGCCCCGGTTATTGAAACGGGTAAACATGAAGGTGTATTTGGCTCAGGCGGGTTGCTTCTCGCACGTATACCGATGGAAACAGTGGCAGAGCGTACTGATTATTTTAATCAGAGACATGCTGACCAACTCGAAGCTGTTGACCACGATATGATGCGTGAGAATGCTCACTCTACAATGGCGATTTCTAAACCAGATCGTCAGTCAAGAGTAACTTTTGGTGGTCCACGTACTAAACAGTAACGTGTACTAATTTTTTAGTTTTTAGGAGGACAATCAAATGGCAAATCAAGAAACTGCCTATGGTCTTCGTCCTGTTGGTCTGGTTGGTGGAGGCGCTAATTCTACGGGTGTTACCGAGTATGAAATCGCTTCTGACAATACTAATGCTATTTACCAGTTTGGTATTTGTGTACCGTTAGCGGCTGGCGTTATTACTTACGCCGGTGCGACTTCTGGCGGTACGACACAAGCATTGGGTGTATTAACAGGTGTGATGTACCATGATTCGGTCAAGAAAAAGCCCACGTGGCTTAATTATTGGCCCGGTTCCGGTAGCGTAAGCGTGGATACAAATTATCCTGTAAAAGCGTTTGTTGCCGATAACCCAAACCAACTGTTCCAAGT